GAGGCACACATCGAAGTTCGAAGCCCGGTCGAGACCACCGAACCTGAGGCCAAGCTCTCCGAGCTGACGAAGGCTGAGCTCCTGGCCGAGCTCGATCATGTGTCGCCGGGTCACGAGTTCTCGATGAAGGACTCGAAGGCTGAGCTTCAGGGCGCCCTCACCGAGGTGACGCAGTAAGCCATGGCCAAGGTTGCGGACAGCATCCTGTGGGCCACCCACGAGGTCGCTCTCAAGAGCTACCTCAAGGTGGTCGACGTGTCGGAGGACGAGTTCCTCCAACGATGGCTGAAGTCCGCGACCCGTTCCGCCGATCGGTACCTGAAGAACGCCTTCGAGGACGCCGACGGCAATGACATCGAGCTCCCCACGGACATCGAGACGGGGGTCTTCGAGTTCGTGAGGCTGCTTCGAGAGACCAGGGACAGGCCGTTCAGCCTGACGAGCAAGAAAGTCGGAGACCTGAGCGAGACCTATGCGAACGGCGAGGTCACGCCCAAGACCATCGTCGACGCGGTGAAGAGCTGGTGGGTAGGAAGCCGACAGAAGGTGTGGACGTGAGCGGTGGCGTTGTCGACAGGGACCTTGGGTGGTCCAAGATTCTCAGGGACCTGGGCGAGCTCGGCGATCTCGTGGTCACTGTCGGAATCCATGCCGCCGAGGGCGATGAGGACGCCGGCGACGGCACGACCATCGCCGAGTACGCCACGTTCAACGAGTTCGGTACCGAGATCATCCCCGAGCGCCCATGGATGCGCTCCAACGCCGAGGACAACGAGCAGAAGTACCAAGGACTTATCTCTGAGGCGGCGCACAAGGTCATCTTGGGTGTGCCTCCTCGCGCCGCCCTGGCGGCGGTGGGGAACGAGGTCCGCAACGACCTCATCGACTCCATCCACGACGAATCGAAGTACGAGCCCAACGCGCTCTCAACCATCGCTGCGAAGCACTCGAGCAAGCCGCTGCGCGACACTGGTGCGATGCAGCGCGCGATCACCGTCTCCACGAGACACTTCACCGAAGTGGGGGTCGAGTGATGCTCGGTGCTTCCACCTACACGGTGACCCGCAGAGCGGCTGGGAACTACTCGACAGGGACGTTCGTGCCTGGAGTTGAGTCCCAGTTCGAGATCGAAGGGTCTGTGCAGCCTCTCTCGGGCAGCGAGCTCCTGCTGCTTCCTGAGGGCGAACGCGTTCGCGCGCGGTGCAAGATGTACTCGCATGCGGAGCTCAAGACCGCATCTGTGAAGGACAAGACCCTCGCCGACCGCGTGGGGGTCGAGGAGCGCGACCTCGAGGTTCATTCAGTATCCGAATTCCGCAACAGCGGCGCGCTCTCGCACTTCAAGTACGTCCTCGTCGCGGTTGGGGAGGACGAGCAATGAGCTGGCAAGAACAAGCCGTCCGCGACTGGGTTCGCGAGGTGCTCTCGGCGTTCGACACCCAGGACCACACCGTCGAAGTCATCTTCGCTGGGCAAGCGGCTCCTAGGCCTGCAAAGCCTTATGCGACCGTGCTGCTCTTTGGGTCTGGCAGCAAGGGAGACCCCGACGCCCGCACCACCGACACGGCCGTCGGCGCCGAGTACAAGCACGTCATCACGAGCCATCGTCAAGGCACGGCCTCGATCTCCATCTTCGGCGACGAAGACCTAGACATGATGGAGGCCCTTGAACTGAGCCTGAACGACCGTGAGGTCATCGACGCTAACGACGACCGCAACATCATCGTCAGCCACGCCCTGGGCATAAATCGCTCGAGCCGAGTCCCTCTTGAGACATCGTTCGAGTCACGAAGTCAACGGGACTTCGTGGTGCGCTGGCTGAACGTCCGAGAGTCCACCGTGCCCGCCATTGAGCACGCCGAGCTGAACTCCAGCAACTGAGGAAGCCATGAGTGGTTTGGACAACAACATCATCATCTCAATCAGCGCCGATTCCCCTGCAGTGGCCGCGGCTGGATTCGGAGTCACCTGTTTGGTGGCCGCCGCGGGCAGCTTGGGCGTGGGCTTCGCTGAGCGTGTTCGTTTCTACGAGCAAGGCAGCAGCGCCCCCGCAGACGACCTCGCCGCAGGGGACATCACCGCTTCGGTCAAGGACGCCATCGACACCGCGTTCTCCCAGAAGCTGCACGTCTCGAAAGTGGCCGTCGCTCGCATCGACACCGACCAGGCGCAGGTGGAGAAGTTCACCATCGGCGCCGGGGTCGCTCCGAACGACGTGTTCTCCATCACCATCGGCGTTGTGACAGAGCAGTACGTCGCCGGCGCGGCCGAAGACGCTGCTGCTGTCGCTGCAGCTCTGCGCGCTCTACTCACCGCCGCTCTGGCTGGCACCCACACGATCAGCGGGTCAGCGGCGGATGTCATTGTCACCGCGGCAGTCGCTGGCGAAGCCTTCGACGTAAGCTCGCTGTACACCGCCACGGGCGGTGGGACCTCGAGCATCACCGAGTCCACGACCACTCCGAACCTCAGCATCAAGACCGAGCTCGACGCGGTCGTTGCGGCAGAACCTGGGTTCTACGCTGTTGTGCCCGAGACCCGTGTGAAGCTGCAGTTGCAGCGCTTCGCCGCGTGGGTGGAGGCCAACGCTCGCCTGGGCCTGGTGCAGAGCAGCGACTCCGACGTCAAGACGACCGCCACGACCGACGTAGCGACAGCGTTGAAGCAACTGAGCTACGGCCGCACTGCGGTGGTCTACCACGCGAACAACACCGAACACTGCGCGTTCGCCTGGGAAGCCTTCAAGCTCGAGGCGGACCCCGACCTGCGCAAGACCAACTGGCCCTACGCCACGCTCGCCGGCATCACCATCGGCACCTTCAGCGCCACCGAGAAGGCCAACATCGAGGGCAAGAACGCCAACCTCTACTGGGACTTCTTCAAGCAGGGCTCGACCTGGCGCGGGACGCTGGCCAACGGGCGCCACATCGACGAGCTCATTACCGACGACTGGCTCACGGCCCGCATGCAGGAGCGCTTCGCGCAGCTCTTCCTCAACACGTCGAACGCCAACCGCATGCTGGCGCTCACCGACGTGGGAATCTCCGCGTTCGTCGAGGCGACGCTGGACGTCCTGAACAGCGGCGTGAAGCCGGGCCACTTCGTGCCAGGTTCCATCTCGGTCTCTGCGCCGAAGGCCTCGGAGCTGACCGCGTCCCAGAAGGCCGCCAAGACCATTCCCATCGAATTCGTCGCCCAGCGCGCTGTGGGCGTCGACAAAGCCACGATCAGCGGGTCGGTGGTCATCGAGCTCTAAGCGCTCGTCGAACTCTAAGGAGAGGACATGCCAGTCAAGACGTACAACCTGAAAGACGTCATCGCCTCCGTGAGCGGAGTTCCTGTCGAGGGCGGGGCCGATGGCGACAAGATCAAGATCGAGTTCGCCTCGGAGCGCTTCACCAAGCAGGTCGGAGCCGACGGCGAGGTCACTCGCTCCGAGCAGAACAACAACACGGGCAAGATCACATTCTCGCTCATGTACGGCTCGGACCTGAACGACTACTTCGACAGCCTGAGGGTCTCCAAGCTGGTCGTCCCGATCCTCGTCCGTGATACCCGCGGCCGCTCGAACTACTTCTCGCCCAGCTCGTGGATCGAGAAGGAGCCCGACGAGACCTTCGGCAAGGACGCCGGGAACCGGGACTGGGTCTTCGACTGCGCCGACATCGACCGCACCCATGGCGGTCTGACGCCGTCGCTCACCTAATCGCTCGAGGCCGTCTCACGGCGGCCTCGGTCACACTCTCAGTTGAGGTAGAGAATGGCCAAGGAACCAGTCACCAAGATCATCAAGGACGATGACGGCGAAGACCACGTCTACATCTTCACACCGGTCGGCTCGAGCAAGGGCGTCAAGATGATGCGCACGCTCATGCACATCGCTGGCGGCTCCATCGGCCAGCTCATCGACTCTATCAAGAGCGCGGTCCAAGGCGATGAGGCAGCGCTGGACGCTGACCTCGACGGCCAACTCATCGGCTCTGCGCTCAGAGAGCTCGCCAAGTCGATCTTCGAGCACGGCGACGAGAAGCTCTTCCGCGACCTGCTCGCCTTCGTGACCCGCGACGATGGCCGGGTCGAGGTGCAGGCCACCTTCGACCAGGTCTATCAAGCCAACTACGGCGAGCTCGGCGTCGCGATCTTCTCAGTGCTGGAGGTCAACTACGGCCCTTTGTTGCGAAGGCTCTTCGGGGGCGAGGTCGACCTGAGCGGGCTCAAGGACAAGCTGACCACGAAGGCCTCCTCTCTCTTCTCGAGTCGGCCGACGTCGATTGGCTGATCTGGCGTCCGGTGCTCGCGCACCTGGGGAGCCTCATCGAGGTACAGACGGAGTGGACTGTGTTGGACCTGCTCGAAGCACATGCGGCGTTGGACGCGAAGGCAGAGATTCTGTCGACCATCGCCTCACAGGTGGCTGAGCAGCTGCAAGGGGGGCCCGCATGAAGATTCGCGAGCTCCTCACCTACTTCGGCGTGCGCACGGACACGCCTGCCGTGAAGGCATTTGGCAAGCAGGTCGATGTTGCCAAAGCCAAGATGGCCGCTGCCAAGCAGTCGGCGGCCAACTTCGCGTCGGGCATCAAGAGTCTTGTCCTGCAGTACCTCGGCTTCCAGGCCGCCGTGAGACTCGGCGGAGGGCTTCTGGGAGCGAACGTCGAGGTGGAGAGGCTCAACGCCGCTCTGCAGACCACAGAGGGCAGTGCTGCCGGGGCTGAGGCCGCGTTCAAGCGCATCCAGAAGTTCACCGCTGAGACGCCGTTTCAGCTCGCTCAGGTGACCGATGGGTACATGAAGCTGAAGAACCTCGGCATGGACCCGTCCGAACGCGCGATGACGAGCTACGGGAACACCGCCTCGTCGATGGGCAAGGACCTCAACCAGATGGTTGAGGCTGTCGCTGACGCTTCGACAGGGGAGTTTGAGCGGCTCAAGGAGTTCGGCATCAAGGCCTCGAGCCAGGGCAACAAGGTCGCCTTCACCTTCGGTGGCGTCACCACCACCGTCGGCAAGAACTCGAAGGAGATTCAGGACTACCTGATTGGACTTGGTGAGACGAAGTTCGCTGGCGCCATGGAGCGCCAGATGGGCACCCTCGGCGGTGTCATCTCGAACCTGAAGGACAACCTCTTCATGGCCGCCGTCGCCATCGGCAAGGGCGGCATGAACGACGCGCTGCGTGAGTTGCTGCGCGAGCTCGTGGGCATCTCTGGTGCGGGTGGCAACGTCGCCAAGACTGTCGGCCAGGTGCTCGGCCAACAGATTCGACGCGTCACCCAGTTGATTCGCTGGATGAAGACCCATGTCGAAGTCCTGACCAAAGTTCTGAAGCTCATGGTCCTGGCCCTGGCGGTCCAGAAGTACTTCCAGTTCGCTTCGGCGATATCAAAGGCCATCACCCTCGTCCGGTCGTTCGGCCATGTTGCGATGCTTGCCCAAGCAAAACTGCTGATCATCCCAGCGATCATCGGCCTGATCATCCTCCTGATTCAGGACATCTACGTGTACCTGAAGGGCGGTCGGTCCCTGACCGGCCGCTTCATCGACAAGTTCAAGGAGGCCCCTGGCCCCATCGGGGCCATTGCTCGAGCTATCCTCGGCATCGTTCCCTTCCTGAAAAAGGTCTTCGCTGTCGCCTCCAGCATCATTGCTCGGCTAGCGCCCATCGCGAAGCGCTTGGTCGCTCGAGTCCTGCCTGTCTTGAAGAACATCTTCATGATGGTGCTCAAGATCTGGCAGGACCAGATCGCGATGTGGCTCGACATCATCGAGGAACTCTGGCCAGTCGTCGAAGACCTGCTCGACACCCTCATTGATGCGTTCCAAGAGATCCTGCCCGCCATCAAAGACCTCTTCACCACAGTCTTCGATGTGGTGCGGGAGCTCGTGCCCGTCTTCAAGGACCTGTTCCGTGCCGTCATCGGGTTGGTGATGGAGGTGGTCCCAATCGTCATCGACATCGTGAAGATCGTCATCAGCACGGTCATTGATGTGGTGCGGTCTCTGTTGCCGTTGGTGCGCACGCTCTTCAAGGTGCTCCTGCCCATCATCGTAGACAGGATAAAATCCGTCATTCGCATCACGGCCTGGCTGGTCAAGACGGCCATCAAGATTCTGCGCCCTGTGATCAAGTTCATCGTCGCCTACATCAAGATCGTCATCGCTGTGGTGACGAAGGTGGTGGAGTGGATTGCAGGTGCTATCGGTTGGCTGCGGGACAACGTCTGGGATCCCGTCACAGCGAAGATCACCGAGTGGTGGACCGCCTTCGAGGGCTTCCTCACGCCCATCATCGACAAGATTCGAGGCATCTTCGAAGGCCTCGGCACCGCCATCATTGGCATCTGGGACGGTGTGAAAGCTGCCGTCGAGAAGATCCTCAACTGGATGGGCGAGAAGTTGGGGGGAGTCGTCGACTCGGTGGGAGGTGCCGTCGACAAGGTCACGAGCTTCCTGGGCATCGGCGATACGACCCACCCGATGGCGTCCGCTGTGAAGATGGCCCAGGACATGACCGCCAAGTATAGCGTCGCCACGGCTTCGGCAGGCGGCGGGCAAAACCTTACCGTTGGCACAGTCGCTGTGACCGTCCAGGGCACGACGAACATGGGCCCAACGGAGTTGGCCAACGCCACGAAGAAGGGCACCACCGACGCCCTGGTTGGCCCACGGCGCCAGACCGCCAGAGCCATGGGAGGTACCAATGGCTGAAGTCGCACTGCTCCCCAAATACGGCGCATCCGTCCACCAGGTCACCGACACCTTCGGCTTCGACGAGTTCGTCTTCGACGCCACCCTGAGCGAAGGCTTCGAAAAGGCCATCGACTGGACGAAGAACCCGGTCGAGGGCGGCGTGGACAGCACCGACCATGGCACCGAGCAGGTCGGCGCCCTCTCCCTCGACGGAGTCATCACGGAGTCACCACTCAACCCAGCCGACAACGAGCTCGACCGCGTCAACGCCATGTGTGAGCGCCTGGTCGAGATGGCCAAGGCGAAGGTCCCGGTCATCGTGATGACGGGGTTGCGCGTCTACGAGGACCTGGTCATCGCCAGCGTGTCCATCTCGCGCGACGAGCGCACGGGCCGCGCAGCGAACATCAGCCTCAGCTTCCAAGAGTTTCGCACCGTCGGATCACGCACCGTGCTCATCCCTCCGGAGCGCTTGGCACCACCGGTCAAGGCGGGTGGCACCGCTGAGGTCGACGCCGGGCAACAGAGCCCAGTCGACGCTGCGCCAGAGGACGCAGCCGCTGTGACAGACGACTTCGAGAGCCTTGCCAGCAAGGGCTTCGACTTTGCGATGGGGGGCGGAATCCCATGAAAGTCCTGCCCATCATTGATGCCCACGCTTTTCGCTACAAGACCATGCTCTCGGGCAAGAG